CGTTGGTTGAGCGCGGCGAAGATGGCGGTCTAAATTCCTCAGAAGCATATGCGCTCTACAGAAGTATGCTTTCTGATTATATAGCTCTGGAAGCCACCCGCTTTCCTGAGATGCAGGAGTTCGTGCCGACATGAGCCAGGCGCTACAGGTCAATACGATTTCTGCACCAGGCTTTTTTGGCCTGAACACCCAAGATTCGCCGATGGATTTGGCGGCCGGGTTTGCTTTGGAGGCGACTAACTGTGTCATCGACCAGTATGGCCGCATCGGCGCGCGTAAGGGGTGGTCGAAAGTTAACTCGTCGTCTGGCAACTTAGGCGCGAACAGTGTCGGCGTCATCCATGAACTGGTCGGCGCGGACGGTGTGTACACCGTTCTGTTTGCTGGCAACAGTAAGTTGTTTAAGCTCGACGGTAGCAATGCTGTCGTCGAGTTGACCTACGGGGGAGGGGGTACCGCCCCAACGATCACCGCCAACAACTGGCAATGCGCATCGTTAAATGGCATCACTTACTTTTTCCAGACCGGCCACGATCCGTTAATTTACGATCCTGCGGTAAGCACCACAACCTATCGCCGTGTTTCCGAGAAGACAGGTTACGCTGCTACGGTACCTTCTGCTGATTGCGTTATCTCAGCTTACGGTCGTCTATGGGCGGCTAATACGGCAGGCAATAAACAGACCCTGTATTTTTCCGACTTGATTGCAGGCCACGTCTGGTCAACCGGCACGGCGGGGTCACTTAACGTCAACACCGTGTGGCCAAACGGGCCGGATGAGATTGTCGCGTTAGCAGCGCATAACGGTTTCTTGTTCATTTTTGGTAAGCGCCAGATTTTGGTTTACCAAGGCGCAACAGCGCCGTCGACGATGTCGCTTTACGACACGGTCGGCGGGATTGGTTGCATTGCACGCGATTCGGTGCAGAATACCAACACGGATGTCGTGTTCTTGTCAAACAGCGGTGTGCGGTCGGTGTTACGCACGATTCAAGAGAAGTCCGCGCCGTTTCGTGACTTGAGCAAAAATGTTCGTAACGACATTGTGCGAATGGCTTCAGGAGAAAACCCGGCCAACATTAAAGCGATTTATTCAGAAATCAATGCGTTCTACCTAATCACGTTCCCAACCGCTAACTTCGTCTATGTGTTTGATACACGCGGCGTATTAGAGGACGGGTCGTCAAGAGTCACTAATTGGCGGGATATATCACCAACGGCATTGTTGTCCCGTCGTAACGGTGATTTGTTAATCGGTAAGAGTGGGTATATCGGTAGATACAACGGGTATTTGGACGACACGGATACCTATCGTCTTTACTACTACACCAATCAGTCAGATTTAGGCGACCAAAGTGTAACGTCCATCTTAAAACGTATTGGTGTCGTGGTGATTGGCGGTACTAATCAAGTTGTCACCATAAAGTGGGGGTTTGATTTCACTGAAAATTTTTACTCGCAAAATGCGCAGATTCCTACGCAAGGCGTGTCGGAGTACGGCATTGCTGAGTACGGAGCGAATGGTGTGCCTGTAGCACAGTACAGCGGTGGTATCGCATTACAAACCCTCTATGCGCAAGGTACTGGATCGGGGCGTATTGTGCAGACGGGCTATGAGGCAGAAATTAACTCTTCTGAGCTGTCTATCCAAAAGATTGAAATTCTCACCAAGAACGGGCGAGTATCATGAGTAATTACACAAAAAGTACGGACTTCGCATCTAAGGATTCTTTGTCGTCAGGCAATGCTGCCAAAATTGTTAAAGGCACCGAAATTGACACGGAGTTCAACAATATTGCTACAGCTATAGCTACAAAAGCTGACCTCGCGTCGCCTACATTCACCGGCACACCTTCTTTGCCGTCAGGTACGACCGGGGTTACCCAGTCTACATCGGATGACAGCACTAAATTAGCTACAACAGCATTTGTGCAAGACGTAGTAGACGCGATAAAAAGTTCGCTATACCCGGTAGGTTCTATCTATACCAATGCAACAAGCAGTACAAACCCTAGCACGTTGTTAGGGTTTGGCACTTGGACAGCGTTTGGTGCCGGTAGATTTATGGTTGGTTTAGACGCTGGGGATACTTCTTTTAATACTGTGGAAGAAACTGGCGGCTCTAAAGACGCAATTGTTGTAAGTCATACGCATACTGTTACTGACCCCGGTCACTCACACCTTACTAGAGGTGGTGGGGATACTAATGCAGGTGTAGTTAATAATACTCCACTTATGGGTGGGACTACATTTACTAGTAATACTTCGGGGCAAAATATATCCACAACAACAGGTATTTCTATTAACTCAACAGGTTCGTCTGGAACGAACGCTAACTTACCGCCGTACATTGTTGTCTATATGTGGAAGCGGACTGCATGATTATTGATACGCTACCTGATCGGCAATTGATCCATCATTTTTCTGATGGGCTATATGCCAAAGAGATTCGTGTTGAGGCTGGGCAAGCCATATTGAAGCACACGCATGATTTTAGTCACTTGTCGATCTTGGCTAAAGGTAAGGTAGCAGTATTGGTAGGCGATGAGATTCAGATTGTCCACGCGCCAGCGTGTTTAGAGATTAAGGCAGGCATCACGCACGGCGTGAAAGCCATTGAAGATTGTGTTTGGTTTTGCATCCACGCGACTGACGAAAAAGACCCAGCCAAAGTGGACAACGTGTTAATTAAAGGGGAATGACATGCCTATCACTGCCGCACTAATTGGGGGTGGAGCGGGGCTACTAGGCAGCTCGATGCAGTCGCGTTCGGCTGAACGCGCGGCGCGCGCGGCTGCGGACGCTAATGTAGCGGCCGCGCGTATCGCTGCTGAAGAAGCCCGTTTTCGTCCTGTAGGCATCACGACACGTTTTGGCACTAGTCAATTTACCTATGGGCGAGATGGTCGAGTATCTGGAGCTGGATACACTTTAGACCCTCAGTTGCGCGCATTTCAAGACGAACTGCTTGGGTTGGGTGGTGAGACGGGGTTAAATCTTGCCGCTGCTGCGCCAGGGCTATACGCGCCGTTGACGGATGCCTCCGGCCGGCTGTTTCAGTTAGGCGAGCGCTATCTGTCCGAATCGCCCGAACAAGTTGCGCAGCGTTATATGACGTCGCAACTCGACATCTTGGCACCACAACGTGAGCGTCAGTTGGCCGAGTTACGCAACCAGCAGTTCCAAACCGGTCGGTCAGGTCTGTCGGTCGGCGCAACAGGTTTGCGTCCTGGCGGTGGTGCTGGACTTGGCGCGACGAATCCCGAGATGGAAGCGTATTACAACGCGCTTGCGCAAGAAGACGCCGAGTTGGCGGCTAGAGCGCAAACAGAAGGCCAACGTCAATTGGCTTTCGGCACTACGTTGTTTGGTACCGGTTCCGATTTGCTTGGTCAGTACCAGCGCGGTTTGGTTGGCTCACTTGCGCCGTTCCAAGGTTATTTTGGCGCAGCAGGCGACATCGAGGCGCTTGGTCAACAACCATTGGATATCGGTGCGCAATTGGGTGGCCGTCAAGCATCGCCAGCAGGCGCGCAAGCACTGTTAAGCGGCGGTCAACGTGCGGCTGAACTACAGATGCAAGCGGGCATGCTCAATCCGACCGCTTCATTCCTGCAAGGGATAGGCACTAACCAAGACTTGACGGCGGGATTAGGTCGGGAGTTAAGGGGTTTATTTAGCGGCAGCAACACGCCAGCTTACAATCAAACGCAGTTAAGAAGTGAAAACGTCCCAGCAAGTTTTGCGGAGAATTACTTCACGCCCAACCTAAATGCAAGGAACCAAGGCTATGGCTACTACTGACATCTTAGGTTTGTTCACCTCGCCGGAACAGTACCAGCGGCAACAAGACTTGGTGATGCAGCGCCAAGCGGCGGAGCTGGCGCAACTCGATCCGTACCAAAACATTCGGTTCGGTGCGATTCGTGCCGGTCAGCAGTTCGGTCGCGGCTTGGCGGGTATCTTGGGCGCGGAAGACCCACAGTTGCGCATGATAACCGCGCGTCAGTCGGCCCTGCGGGGTATCAATCTAGCCGAACCCGACTCGATCTTCAACGCCGCTCGACAACTTGCCGATGCAGGCGATCAGCAAGGCGCGTTGATGCTGGCCGACTACGGTCGCAAAGCGCAGGCTGATAAAGCATTATCCGAACAGCGTACACGCGAAAGAATGTCGCCGGCGTTGCAAGCCGCTAAACGTATTCGCGAGTTAACGGAGGCTAAACAAAAATTAATATCAGAAGGCGCTACAGAAGACGCATCTGAAATACAACTTATTAATGCAGAGGTAGAGTCTTTACGTCGAGGTGTCAAAGCCGCCGGTGCGGATATGACAGACGCGCAAAAAAATGCGCGGGCTTTAGCCTTGCTAAAAGGAGAGGAAGGAACAGCAGAATATAACACTGAATACGCAAAACAATTACCGTTAATGCTATCAAAAGGCGGGCCTGAGGCGTCAAAAGAAATTAATTTGGCTAATAATATAGTCGACATAGAAAAACAAATACGAGAAGCGGCCGACCCTAATGCGCCAGAAGTAATGGATTTGAAATCTAAAGCTTCAATACTTCGTTCTCAACTTAAAGGTAACAGGCCAAATCTTACGGTTATTGGAGAGGCGAAAAGTGGCCCTGACAAAGGTAAAGCTGTACTTGTTGATGAAGTTAACGACCAACAATTTATTTATGATATTGATAAAAACGGCAAACAATACCGTAAACCGTTTACCGGTGATGTAGATAGAGTTACTTCTTCCGTAACGTCTACTACTAATGTTTTACCTTCGGGGCCAAAACAAGTGGTTGAAGGGATTGGTAAGCTTGACGTTGAAGATGTAAAGATCGCGCGCGAAAATAAACGCGCTGCTGTTGCATCTAATATAGCGCTACAAAAATTAACTACATTAGATAACCGGGGCTTAATTAGCGGTGCTTTTGCACCTAGTAGAGTGGGCGCAGCTAACTTCTTAAATACTTTAGGGTTACTTAGCGCAAATGATGCAAGCCAGTTAGCTACTTCAGAACAATATCAAAAAGTAGGTTCTGACCTTGTGTTCCAATCTTTGCAAGGTAAGTTAGGCACTGGTATATCTAACGCTGACCGTGATTTTATCGAGAAAATATTCCCCAGATTGGAGAACAGCGCGGAAGCAAGACGTGAGCTAATACAATATATAACTAAGAAAAATAACGCAATTATTGAAGAAGCTAACGACGTAGAGGACTACTTACGCAAGAACAACACGTTATCAGGCTACAAGCCAAAAATCAGCGGCATATATACGCCGTCGTCCAGCCCTGTTTCTAGAATGACCGACCAGCAATTGCGCGATGCATTTAATGAGTTTAAAAAGAAAGGCAAATAATGGCTCAGACACCTACACTGGAGGAAGTTGAAGCCGAAATGCGTAGTCGCGGGCTTCTCACCAGCACCGGTTCGGTGATGGATGAGAAAGGCACGACGCTTCAAGAATTCAAAAACTTCGGTGAATCCCTGTTCAAGGGCGCGCCGATGGGCATTATCGACATTCTCGGCGGGTGGGGTAATCTGTACGATTACCTGAAAGAGAGTAAAGACCCCAGCGCGTTTTCGTCTGCCGGCATTGCACGCGGGGTTAAGAATCTGACGGGCGTCGATCTGCTAAAGATTCCTGGCTATCGCGGCGCGTATGAATTTAGCTCTGCGGGCGCGCCTGCTGCTGCGTTAACCGCCGTCGGTGTGCCGGGTTTGTTTAGCCGTACTAAGACAGGCGTTGCCGGCGAGTTTGGTGTTGGCGGCACTACCGGTCTTTTTGCAGGCCAAGTAGCGCCTGATAGCCCCGCCGCGCAGCTCGCGCTTGGCATGACGCCGTATGCAGCTAA